CTACTACTGCTCAGTTTAGAATCGTAGGATTCTCTACTGATCCATCAAACAGCACAACGGGTTCAGCTAATATAAACGCAATCGTATATATTAATGAGCATTTCTATACCACAGTAACGGGAGTATAATAATGGCAATTAACAGATCGCAACTTGCGAAGGAACTAGAGCCTGGATTAAACGCCCTTTTTGGGATGGAATACTCTAGGTATGAAGCTGAACATGCTGAAATTTTTGAAACTGAATCTTCTGACAGAGCGTTTGAAGAAGAAGTTCTAATTTCTGGTTTCGGTAATGCTGAAGTAAAAGCTGAAGGAACAGGCGTTAGGTTCGATAACGCTAACGAAGGCTACACTTCACGTTACACACACGAAACTGTAGCGTTAGCTTTTGCTTTAACTGAAGAAGCTGTTGAAGATAACTTGTATGACAGACTTGGTGCTAGATACACTAAGGCTCTTGCAAGATCTATGGCAAATACTAAACAAATCAAAGCTGCTGCTGTATTAAACAATGCGTTTGATACTACAGGTGGTGACGGTAAAGTTTTAATAGCAACTGACCACCCTCTAGGGGGAGGCGGTTCTTTAGCTAACCGTGCAACTACTATGGCAGATTTGAATGAAACTTCATTAGAAGATGCGTTGATTAATATTTCAACGTTTACTGATGATAGAGGTTTAGCAATTGCTTTGAGAGGAATGAAACTAATTGTTCCACCTCAACTTCAATTTGTTGCTGACAGACTACTACAATCTCCAGGGAGAGTAGGAACGTCTGACAACGACATTAACGCTGTCAAAAACATGGGAATGTTACCTGATGGTTATGTAGTTAATCACTATTTAACTGATACAGATGCTTTCTTCATCAAGACTGATTGTCCTGATGGATTCAAGCATTTTGAAAGATCACCAATGTCTACGGCATTAGAGGGAGATTTCGACACTGGTAACATGAGATACAAAGCTAGAGAAAGATATTCATTTGGATATTCTAACTTTAGAGCTGTATACGGTTCTCAGGGAGCTTAATTAGAACGATTGGTAATAGCGTTTTTAACTCAACTATTACTAAGGGCAGTTTCGACTGCCCTTTTTTTTATCTATCTATAAAAGGTTTATTTTTTTAAAAATTGAGAGTAATATAGATTAGGTGTTTAATTAGCTTAATGAGGACTGATTTATCAGTTTCCATTAATACAAATATAAGGAGTTCATAATGGCTAATCCACATTTCCAAAACTTAATATTATGGGCGGGTAATACTGTTGCATCTAAGAACAAGAAAAACTTGCCTATGTTTCAACCATATCCTTCGGACCAAACGTACTACGGTTATTTTAATGACTTTATGACGTACAATTCAGGAGACTGGACAATCACTACAACTGAAGCTGGTACAGGAAGCGCGACTGAAGCAGTCACTTCTTCAGCTGGCGGCGCTTTATTGCTTACCAATGCAGCGGGAGATAATGATTTAGACTTTTTACAGCTTAAGGGCGAAGCCTTTACACTAGGCACAGGTAAAAATGCTTTCTTTTCTGCTAGATTTAAAGTAAATGATGTAGACCAATCAGACTTTGTGATGGGTCTTGGTATTACAGACACAACACCTCTTGATACAACAGACGGTGTTTTCTTTATTTCTGCCGATGGTGACGCAGGGTTAGATTTCTTAGTTGAGAAAGATAACAGTGCAACTACTACAGAAGATGTAGCTACAATGGCTGACGATACTTTTATTACAACCACTTGGTTTATTGATTCCACTAGAGGTTATGTTTATTATTCAATAAATAATGCAGAACCTGTTGCGGTTGCTAACACTAACTTACCTGACGATGAAGAATTAACAGTTTCGTTTGGTATTCAAAATGGTGAAGCTTCGGCGCAAACTATGACTATTGATTACGTTAACGTATTGATAGAAAGATAGGAGTAAACAATGGCAGATGCAGTAACATCAACAACAATTCAAGATGGCGATAGAATAGCTGTTATACAGCTAACCAATACGTCTGACGGCACTGGTGAAAGTGCAGTTACAAAAGTAGACGTTAGTGCTTTAGCTACTAACAGCGCTAATGGTCAAACTTGCACAGGTGTTAAGCTTGCAAAGATTGTCTATTCTACTTTTGGTATGAGCGTAAAACTTCTATGGCATGCGACTACAAATACTATTTGTTGGGATCTGAATTCAGATTACACAACAGATGAGGACTTTTCAGAGTTTGGTGGTATACAAAATACTGCTGCGGCTTCTGGTAAAACAGGAGACATTAAGCTTACAACCACAGGCCATGCAAGTGGTGATTCGTATGTTATAGTTTTAACGCTTATAAAAGAATACAGCTAAATATGGCTGAATACAGAGGTAAGACAGTAACTCTGAACAAACCAAGGAGAATCTCAAAGGGTTCTCCTGGGTTCGGTAAGAAAACAAGGGAAGTTTTTGTTAGAGTGCCTTCTTCTGGAAAAGTTAAACGTGTAACTTTTGGCGATCCAAAATTAGGCGCGCATCCTAGTAATCCTAAAAAAAGAAAAGCTTACTGCGCTCGTAGTAAGAATTTAGGGGACGATAGAACTAAAGCTAATTATTGGTCAAGAAGACAATGGAGATGTTAAATGGCAAAAGCTAAAAGCGGCGGCAAAATATGTCCATCTGGTAAAGCTTGGGCAAAACGTACATTTGACACGTATCCTTCAGCTTATGCAAATATGGCCGCATCTAAATACTGTAAAGATCCAAACTATGCAAAAGGCTCTAAAAAAAAGAAAAGAGTTAAAAAGGCAGAGGGGGGATTGGTATTTAACGTCAGAGGACAAGGCAGAGTAATGTCAAATAGGTTGAGATAATGGGTCAATTAAAGCAATGGCGCGAACAAAACTGGGTTAGGATTGGGGCTGATGGTTCTATCAAAGGACCATGTGGGACCAGTAAAAATAAAAAAAATCCAGATAGATGTTTGCCAAAAGCCAAAGCTCAAAGTCTATCTAAAGCAGAACGTGCCAAAACTGCACGTAAGAAAAAAGCTGCGGGTGCAAAAGGAAAAACAGTAGTAGCAAATACTAAAAAGGCAAGAGTTTCAATGGCAACAGGTGACGTTGTAAATAGAAAAAATAATAAAAGTAAAAAAAATGGATTCATAGCAAAAGGGTGTGGTAAAGTTATGAATAATCGTCGTAAAGTAACGACTATATCTTAGGAGAAAAAAATGGCTACAAAAGCAGATAAAAAAATGGAAGCTAAGTTGAAGGCAAGACAAAATGCCAAAGTAAGGCCAGATGAGCCTGTTGAAGAAACCAGGATTTATTTGAACATGCCAAAGAAAAAGGCGCCTGTTAAAAAGAAAACGCCTGTTAAAAAGGCAACAAAAAAGAAATCTACTAAAAAATAAAGGTTTACTATGTTTAAGAGAACAAAAGGGTACGCAGTTGGAGGTCCAATAAAGTCCAAAGGGATGAAAAAAGGTGGACCTATAAAATCTAAAGGCATGAAAAGGGGCGGTCCGATGAAATCCAAGGGGATGAAAAGAGGTGGTCCAATGAAGTCTAAAGGTTATAAGAAAGGCGGAAAAGTTAATAAAAGTAAATAGTGGCTTACTTACAAAGCAATATCCCACATTTTAAATGCTGGGTTAGAAAAGAATACACACATAATCACGAAAAATATCATGGCGAGTTTTTACACGCTATGGTTGTTGCTGTTACGACTATGCCGTGTCGTTGTTTAAGTTTTCAAGTTATATTTACAGGTATAGAAGCTGAAGGAGAAGAAGAAGATACAGTTCATGGGGGCGCTATGTGGGCTAGGATGCCAATAACAGCTCTTGTTGGAGATACTCCTTTTAAAGAATGGCCAGAGCCTATGGCAGTTCACGATGCTCAACCTTGGGATTGTTCCTCACACTACCATGCAGTTTACGTTATAGATAGAGCTACACCTTGTCCTTGGATGGCAAAGATAGATGGTAATTTTTATCCAGCTAAATATATGTTTACTGTGGATTATGCTGAAAATGAAATAGCTGATGACCCTGCCCAACATAAACAAAGTCACGTTTTAGAGTTATTAGATGCAGGAGAATGGACGGGCAATATAGTAGCGTTACCAAACAATCGCGTCAGGGTCACTCATCCCGCTTGGTTTGAAACTGGATCGGGCGCACCTGATTTTAAACCATCTGCACATATACATTATTCAAAATCTGATTTAGACTATACGTTGGATATAAACAGAATTTTTGATAATCTATATACAGAGGACGACTAATGGCACTTTCAGGAAGTACAGATTTTGAACCCAATGTAACTGAGTTTATAGAAGAGGCATTTGAACGTTGTGGTCTTGAATTACGTACAGGATATGATCTAAAAACCGCTAAAAGATCTATTAATTTAATGTTAGCTGAATGGGCAAACAGAGGATTAAATCAATGGACTATAGAACAGGCTACGCAGACCGTTACTGAGGGTACTAATTCATACCCATTAAATGCAAATGTTATTGATTTACTAGATATGGTAGTTCGTCGTACTATTAATAGTACAGTTACGGATACAAGTATAGGTAGAATTAGTCGTTCTGAATATTTAAACATACCTACAAAATCAACAGAAGGGAGACCATCTCAATTCTTTTTTGACAAATTAACTACACCAGCTATTAAAGTATGGCCCACTCCAGAAAACTCTACGGATGTATTGGTTTTTAATAAACTGGTTAGAATGGACGATGCTGATACAGCTATTAATACTATGGATATGCCATTTAGATTTTATCCATGTTTTGCTGCTGGTTTAGCTTATTATTTATCTGTTAAAAGAGCGCCAGAAAAGACTCAATTACTTAAAGGATTGTACGAAGAAGAATTTCAAAGAGCTTCCGACCAGGATGAAGATAGGGCCTCTGTTCGCTTAAAACCTTCAATGAGAAGTAATTATTAATGGCTTATTCTTTAGGTAAATTTGCTTTAGGTATTTGTGATCGCTGTGGATTTGAATATAAATTAAGTGATTTAAGGCAAGAGTGGAATAAATTAAAAACATGTCCTGAATGTTTTGAACCAAAGGCCCCGCAACTTGATCCCACTCCCATAGTAACCGATCCAGAGGCTTTATATAATCCGAGACCTAGCAATGACGTAGAGGTTGGAGAGGGATTTGTGGTGGTCAGTGACGCCAATACTTTTAGCGCTACCAGTAATAATTTTTTATCAATGAACCCTGCAATATTGGGTACTAATTTTACAATAACAGAAATGACAGCTTCGGTTGGAAGCGTTACAATTACAATATGACCTATAGCGAGTTATATACTTTAATTCAAAATTTTACAGATAATAATGAATCTACGTTTAATACTACGATTCCAGATTTTGTTAAAAATGCAGAAGATCGTATATTTAACTTGGTACAGTCAGATTTTTTTAGAAAAAATCAAACAGGTAATCTAACTACAGGAAGTCGTTTTTTAACGTGTCCGACAGATTTTGTCCTGAGTTTCTCTTTAGCAGTTATTGATAGTTCTAGTGATTATCAATTTTTGCAAAAAAAACACCCCAGTTTTATGCAGGAATATACTCCTGATATAACTGATACCAGTCTGAGAGGACTGCCTTTATACTACGCTGACTTTGATAAGGAATACAACACTTCTGTAAGTGCTGGAACTACTATCGTTGTCGCGCCATTACCAGACGCTGATTATTCAGTTGAACTGCACTATCTCTACAAACCTGCAAGTTTAGTCTCCACTACAACTGGAACTTGGCTTTCGCAAAATGCAAGAGATGCTTTGTTATATGGCTCATTAGTTGAGGCTTATACTTTTATGAAGGGTGAACCAGATTTACTCAACACTTACGAAACTAGATTCCAACAAGATATAGCTA